AAGATCCAAGAGAAGATGTTGAAGATAGATTACAGCTTCTCTGAGAATTGGGGGATTAGTGGTATTGACAGTGCGGGGTTTTGGTCGCGGTGGTACCTCTGGAGTTATCCTAATTTCGAGGGTGTTAGGAAGTTTATGTCAAAGAGGTTTGGGATTATTTGGGTCTAGTGATTAGTTATTTGTGAGACCCCTCCTTTTAAGATTTGCTCGGAGATTGGCCATAAGTCTGGCACGTGGGTTATTAACAGGTGGTGCAGGAATAGCGCGCATTGGTGGAGGGGGTGGAGACGCAGTGGTACGCGTGGGTCTTGGAGCTCGTGGAGCATTGGGTTCCGCCTCTTTTAGGACCATCTTACAAACCTTGATAAACTTCTTTACATTTCTAGCTTGATTATCTAATGTCGGGTGAGACTTCTTCTTCTTCTTGTCAAGTTTAGCTTGAAGTTCCTTCTTGCTGAGTTTGATCCTTTTACCTTTGACATCTTTGGTTACCCTGTAACCTAAACTTTTGACCCTTTCTCTGAGGTCCATTTACTATATACAGGGAAATTATTGGTAATTGACACCAGCCCTTGTAGCGGCGTCATCAATTTCATCAACCATCTCCCACGCCCATAAACATTCTTGTGCATCACGATGTTCACAAATGGTATGTGCAATATCAAGAGCTTCGTGAAGAATCATTTTGAGACGCACCTGTCTCACAGTAAGTTCTTCAGGTTCGTGGAGAGATGGTGCTTCGTACATGTGTTGTAAAGCTATACGTCTAATCTCATATTTCTTCATTTTATGGTGAATTGCATCACTGTGTTGAGCTTTGCACCGTACATTAGGTCTAACTCCGAGGGCGGTAAGAACTCCTGTCATTAATTTTATGTAGCCATGTACTTTTATGTGTCTTAAAGATGAAAACATAAATATATAAAATGACCAGTGTATTTGAGTTAAAAGCTTTAATTTCAAAAGTACTTCTCCCCCGTATAAGAAAACTTGAATGTGAACTTGTGACACTTCGAGAACAGACATGGCCTTATGTTCAAGCTCAAAAGGAGGGTATTGATTCAAGAGATATAGGAGAACTCGTAGAGTTTTTTAAATATATAGATGATGAAACTATTATGAAACTCTTGAGAATTAAGCGCAAGTTCTCAGGAAATCCAGGGTTGTTGGGTAGAGAAATTGATATTGTCATGAATCTCCGTAATAAATATTCTTAGTATATATTAAAACATGATTGATTTCGGTTTATTTACTTCACCGGGTATCGCATGGGATAAAACTAAGGACTTCAATGTTTCACAATTAATATCTCTTGTACTTTCTTGTATGTGTTCAATGTTGATTTCACAAAAAATGATGTCTATACCACTTAAAAACCCAATTTTGTTGATGATGATATGTGTATGTTGTATTTCGAGTAGTACTTCTAGTGCTATGATAGGCACTGACACTTACCATAGATTCACACGTTAAAAGAAATCATCCGTTCTATACATTTTTACCGTGTATGAACCAGTCTTTCCCAACACTGATACTGATTCATTCCCATAAAGTTCTTGGCAACCGATATCTTCCATACAATCACGCGCGTTATGTGAAACGGGTATTGGGTATAAGTTTTCACCCCCCGTTGTTGTGTAGTAGTTATAACGATCACGCCTCCCCCTGACTTCTTTACCGTATAGTGGAAGTGTTTCTTCACCCGCTCCTACGAGAATACCCATCTGTTGCATGTATCCAGGTTTATACTGTTTGATGGGAGGTCCTCTGTATTCTGGTTCTCTACGTGGTTCTGCACGAGAAACTTCTATGCGAGGTGGAATTGGCATCACAGGAACTTCTACTGGAACTTCGACAACTTTAGGATTGAACCACATGTAGCTTAAAATGAGTGTTAATATAGTGATGGTATACCACAATATTTGTGTCTTGGTCTTGTTCTTCATATATATAATACAAGTAATTAATTTAAAGATGATATATGAAAACTACATATGGAATCAATACAAGTTATAGATGGTATTCTACCGGAGTTACTCTTAAATGATGCCATGATTATGATGGAAAATATACCATGGTATTACGGTCATAGATCTAGACCCAATGATATTAAGTTTTGGATTTCTGTACTCGACGATAAACCCCTTTTTACAGAAACAATTTTTGAAACTATAAAAACACATTTAAATGGAGACTTTAAACTTGTGACTGTATATGCAAATGGTCAAACGTATGGTTTAGATGGCACATATCATTTGGATAGCCCGGATGATGATGCATATACATTTTTACTTTATTTGAATCATATAAATCATGATAATGTGGAACAAATAGGTGGTCATATTTTATTCAAAGAAGGTGATACTATTAAGAGTATTGAACCACTTCTTAATCGAGGTATATTTTTCAAATCTACTATACGGCATCGTGGACTAGCCCCATCGAGAATTTCGAATATACTGAGAACTTCTATAGCTTTTAAATTAATAAAGTATTAAAGACGCTAATAGTTTACTCTTTATGAAGGTGCTCGCCATAGATATTGGATACCATAATATGGGTCTCGTGGTCGCCGAGTGTGGGAATGGACCGAAGATTGATGTGAAGTATATAAAGAAGGTAAGTTTAGAAGACTATAAATACATACACTCAAACGATATGGTTGATCTCGTTCCCCTTATGGTGGATGACCATAGAGATATATTTGACGAGGCTGAAACAATACTCATAGAGAGACAACCTCCGGTTGGTTTTACGAATATTGAAGTACTTCTACATTACATGTTCAAAGATAAAGTGATTCTAGTTTCACCTGTGAGCATGCATGTACATTTTGGTATGAGACACCTAAACTACGACGAACGAAAGGAGAGAACGGTTAGACTATGTGACAAATATACGGGTATTGATATTCCATATGAGAGAAAGCATGATATAGCTGACGCTGTATGTATGCTCCTGTACCATAATTTCAAAGTGACTACTCACTTCTTTGACCGATTTAAATATTCACCTAAAGTATAATGCCAACCGTGAAACAGATACAGAGTGCGCGTAAAAAATTAAAGTCCACCCCCAAACCTACAGGTAACAGTCCAAAGATACCATCAGCTGCTTTACTCCGAATTATCAAAGCGGATCCTACTGTGCGTCGTAATAAGGAGTTTATGAAACGTGTTCATGAACTCATGCGAAAGAAGTAGACTTTTTATTCTTCTTATTGTCCTTAATAATTTCTAGTGCGTTAACAATATTTTCCAGAACTTGGGACATATTGTAGGTACCAGGATTCTCCTTATACTTCCGGAGACAATCAATATTGAAATCCAATGAGGAATTTTCCACTTTGATTGTCTCCCTCAACTCCCCGATACTGATCTCATGCTTCTCTATGATCTTATCACATTCATCAATATTTGTTTCATACTCTTCGTCGAGTCTAATAGACAGATCTCCGAGATGTTTACATTGTTGTCGAAGAAGATCCTTCTTAACTCTTGACTTGATACCCCCAATACGACTCTCAATATCTTCAATCCCCCTCTCAAGGAGATCCGTGGTTTGTATATAGTTCGTCGCTATACCTCTCTTCTTTGCCTCCATACACGCAATAGCGTGTTCAAACTGTGTACAACGAATGTTAGAACTAACCATAGTTTTCTTATTGATATTGCTCGTAAATCTTTATATCATTTTGGAACTTTACCGGATGCGAGATCTTTGAAGTCATTTATAAAGACGTCAAAACGCCCAAGACGATACTGTACAATTGTCCATAAAAGGAAAAATACTGTTTTTGTAAAGTTATTTATCTCGTTATCTTCCATTTTATAGACGGGACTTACGACTCGATGCATAAATGTTTCTTCCTTCTGTTGACCCGTCACATACATTTCAGCCTGTGTTAAAGCACATGTATCATCATTTACAGACCAGTGGTAAAACAAAAATGGTATGAGAATTGAATAAAATTCCAGGTTACGTCTATTATTGGTAAAAGGTACAATGATAATTGCAATCAAAAATATTAAATGAATCCAGAATATAATGTTCATTTATTATAATATGAGTGAAGAAAATTATGGAGGTATTACGACTTCCTCGTTAAAACTAAAAGAATTGGAGATGCGCGAAAAAAGTTGGAACGATCATCACGAAGGTGTCTTACGTCAATGGGGTGAAGCTTCTGCATGCTATAGATATATGAACCACCAGTCGTATTTAATGTATAAGGTTTTATCTATGCGTTTTACTCTACCTGTTATTGTTCTTTCAACTCTTACCGGTACAGCGAACTTTGCCCAGGATCAATTCCCAGAATCAATAAGGGGTGCAGTTCCATCTATCATCGGTGGTCTTAATCTAATAGCGGGTATAATTGCAACTGTTATGCAATTTCTAAAAATAAACGAATTAATGG